AGCTCAAGTTGCCCTGATACCGACTGCGGTAGCCGAATGCAACGGCTCCGTAGAAGTCGGCATTTGCGCCCGGCGTCGCTACTGCCAGTGAGATACAGTCATACCCCAGATTCGTGGTGAGCGAATCCGCCGTAATCTCAAGGGCATACAACGCATTAGCCGTTGTCAGGATGAACGTGTTGACGCAGGCAGTGCGCACCTGATGAGCCGATGCAATCGCTGCCTCATTCGTCCAATACTCAGTAAACGCCAGAGGAAGCGGCGTGCCGCCGCCCACGGTCAAAGCCTCGTTGACTGTAACGGCGCCAAGCCCGTTAGGAGTCAAAGCAATCAGGCCCGTGTTGATGACGAACACCACAGACTGATAGCCCTTCATGCTGATGTAAGCACCCACACTGGGCGTCGCGTTCCAACTCTGTGGCGCTGTCGACCAGATCGGGATTGCCTCTTGCATTAGTTTACGTCCTGCCATGATAGCGCCCCCTTTCTATGGTCTGGGTGCCAGAGTAACAAACGGACTTAGCGTGTTTCCGACTCCCTGATACGGGGTCAGATCGGTCGCCCACCAGGGCTGGCCATCCACACGCATGACGAACCGGAAAGTCTGCTCGTCGAAAAGGAAACGGATGTGCATAGATACGGCTGCCTCGATCCCGCTTGTCTTGGTGATTGTGATATACTGCGACCAATCGGCCAAGATGATGTCGCCAAGCACGCCCAGCGTCGAGCACCACTCAACCGGAATGACGGGTCTCCTCTTCAGGGTCGAATACGGCGATACGGAATATCCACCCGCAGGCAGATACACAGGCAGTCCACCGGTGCCGACGTTGATCGTCATGTTATCAAGCTCAGGCTCGATGTCCTGATTGATAAGCCAGACGGCGTTGCGTCGGCTAGGTGCATACATCCGCGCCCACATATTGCTGATATTCTCGGCAACAATTGTGGTAATCGGCTGGCCTGCTTCAGCAGCAACCGTAACCAGACACGGCGCGTTGAGAATGCCCATCGGCATACCCACGCCGGTGCCACGAATCAGCGAGTTGTTCAGCATGAAGGCGATTTCGTCACCCGCTACCTTCGTGATGAAGCTTTCCAACGCAACTGCCGAGTCGTCAAGCAGTTCATCGGTCGCAACAACCACGATGGCCAGTTTGTGCAGGTTCAACTCCAGACGGCCAAGTTCGGGCTGGCTCGGGGTCTTCGTAGTCCCTTCATCAAGCCAGGTGCCTACAATGCCGCCTGCACGCGCACCGTCAGCACGGCTTGTCTCGGCAAGCGTAGGCAATACCATACGATTGCCGGATATAGCATACTGGTCTGTGCGGTTCACTAGGTTTTCGGGAGTATCAATCACCCGCTGCCATATGGCTGTGACGAAATCGGCCGGGATGAGGAAACCCCCATCACTACCGACATTTTCGCCCATGCCCGATGCAGCCTTCATCACCGCTGCCATCCGATTGGTCAGACTGTTGCCGGAGCCTGGGGAACACGTCTGAACATCCTTCAGAAATTCACCGAAGGCTTTGTAACCGCATCGCGCTTCGGCTTTCACGTCATGCGCGGTTGCGGTCACTTCGCCGGGCTCTTTTTCCTCACCTTCGGGCTCGGTCTTCGTGACCTGCAACGCCTTCAGCGATTCCTCAAGAGTCTCGGTGAACCGGTTCATCAGTGGTTCCATCTTGGCTTCGACAGCAGTTCCGATCTTCTCTTCCAACTCGGCAGAGGTGATCTTGGTGGTCTGCTCCTTTTTCTCTTCATCTGGGTCCATACTCATTCTCCAAACTACAGGGTTGCAGCTAGCATCTCCAGCCCGGCCAGCGGGCCTGATACTTCCACCGCTATTGTATCGGGGTTACGCGCCCCGTTAACCGCGTCAATGTCTTTGCGAGTGTTGCCTTCAGCCTGTCCAACTGTCTGGTAACTTCTTTGTCTATCGCCGCCGCGATTGCCTCATTGCTCCGCCCTATGCTTTCCTGCCCCGGCCCCGGTCGCTCTGCACGTCGCATCTGGCCACCACACTCAGGGCATTTGATATCCGCGCAGTGCTCTTCGCTCTGCATCTTATGACCGCATTCGATACACTCACAGTCGAACGTTTCCTTGTCTTCATCTGTGATTTCGATTGGCGGCTCGATGTGCTCTACCGTCTTTGGCAGATACACATCGCGGAAGTCAGTAGCCAAGCCCCTCAGAGCTTTCGCAGCATCATGAATCTCATCCAATATGGCATCCAGCGACTGCGACACCGCCGCCTCTTCATCCGTTGTCGTTTCATCATCGGTCCCTTCGATAAGCCCTAATTCCCGCTGGGTGTTTTCGCTCAACGTAATCGCCGACTTCGCAACCGCTGCAACCAACGCCGCCTGATTCGCCGGCACGTTACAGCAACTGAATTCAAGCAACTGGCACTTATCAATCACGCCGCGCACGTCGTCTGTGTCGTCGCCGAACTCATTCTCTTTCGGGTCGCGGTAGTTGGTGACAATGAAGCCGATACTGAACGCCTTGAGGAACCCATTCTTGTAGAGCGTCCACACTTCGTCTGCAAGGCTATGCTCTGCGAATACCGCCTTCGCTACCAGTGCATTGGTGGTGCCTGCGGTGCCGCGCTTAATCCATTCGGCCTTTCCGACCGGCAGCCCGCCGTGGTCATGGCCCCACAAGATAACCGGGTTCTTGCGGAAAAACTTCAGGTCGATACCCTTCGTCAGAATCACCTCGCCATCACGGTCGATGTCCTCAGTTGACACGTAGGCAATCAGCGCACGCTCGCCAGTTTGCAGGTCCGGTGCCTTACCGATGTAATGCTTGCGGACGAACTCAGTGCCGGGGGCCGCCTCTATCGCTTTGGCGATATCGGGATAGACCTCGATAAGCGGTTGCCGCTCGGTTACGATTTCCATAAATTCAGTGTTCATTACTTCATCACCTCGGTTAAACTGCATCTACAGTTTGACAAGACCGGCCCAGCGGTGTATAATGTAGAAAACGTTTGGAGGTCGTAAACATGACCAGAATATTGAGCACGCTTGATATTGACGACGCGATGCGTCGTTATCAGGCCGGAGAGTCGTTGGATGAGCTTGGCAAGGCTTACGATGTCCACCGCACCACGATCTATTACCATTTGAGAAGCCGTGGCATCACCACCCGCACGCGACGCAAACCCGTCGATGCTGCATCCGTCGTTAGCCGATACCTCGCTGGGGAATCTGAGCTTGCCTTGTCTAAGGCTTTCGACGTAAGCAGGCCAGTCATCCGCCGTCGGTTGGTGGAGGCTGGTACCCATATCCGCACGCAAAGCGAGGCCAATGTCACCCGCTTTGCCAAGATGACCCCCGAAGAAAGACAACAGATTCCTGCCGCTGCCCACGATGCTATCCGCGGCACGCGCCATACAGACGAACATCGCTGTAAGATTGCCCGCACACGCGAGATTGAAGAACTCCATGTCGGTGGTGGCGAGCGTCAAATGCTCCAGATGCTTAGGGACAGAGGGTTCGATTGCACCCTGCAAAAAGCAGTCTGGCACTACAATCTCGATGTCGCCATTAACGTGCCGCCCATCGCCGTGGAGGTGTGCAGTCGTAGCCTTAACCCCGACGGTGCTCATGCCCGGCGATACATTGAGAGAAGCAAAAATCTCCTTGATAGGGGCTGGACGACCATAATCGTTTGTTTCTGTGCTACACGCCCGTTGTCCGAGCGGGCTATAGACTATATCGCTACCCAAGCGGAGCGACTTCGCAGCCTTGAAACCGTCCCGCGTGAGTGCCATGTGATTGCCAGTAACGGTGATTTCCGCACCATCATCGAGTGTTAGGGTTACAACCTCGCCGTCATACCACGCCCGATATGCCCCGAGAACGTCCTGCGCCTCAACCACCGTATCGGGCAGCACACAGTTCGGATGCAACGGCGGGCCGAACACCGCGCCGAATTCCCAAGTCATACTTATCGGGTTCCCTGTCGCGCTGCTCACTACCGTCAGCGGCTTGCCGAGTTCAGAGTGGTAGGGCGTGCCGAGTGCCATTTCTTTCCCGTCCATGTCTGCGCAGAAATCACACGGGTCGCCTGCCGCACTCCATATCTTCGCCTTGACTACACCGCTCTGAATCATTCCCTGCTCGGCGGCAAACATCTGCGCCCTGCAGCATTCAGTTTGCGCGATGCGTTCGCTCTCCCACATCTTCTTGCCGCTGAATACCCCCTTGACACGCTTCGTCAAATCGCGGATGCTCTCACCTTCGCTCATGCCGTCACGCATAGCATCGGTTAGTTTCTCAGCGGTGTCTTTGTTGATACCGTCTGCCAGTTTCGGAGACCATTCGTCGAAGTGCCTGGTAAGTTCCGGTGACTCGACGTCGAACCCTACGCCGACAACTCGAAGCCTATGCAGTTCCCGTGTGCCGCTTGCTAGTGCCAGACCCTTATATATCGGCGTGATGTCTCGCTGGAACCGTGCGTTCCATTCGTTCAGGCCAAACGTGAATGCGCTCTGCAGGTCTGCCGGGGCCTTTGCCGACTTCCGCAGCAGTCGCAGCATTGCGCGTTCCTGCTCGGTGAAATACTCTTTCAGCGACCGGCGCATGCGTCGAACGTAGTCCTGCCTGAATGCGATATCCTCATTCGCCCGGCGGATGGACTTGACACGCTTGTCATCGTCATCGTCCTTTGGAGGTTCAATCGGCGCAACCACCACAGGCGCAGGCGGCTCTATCAGGCTCATGCTAATCGGTGCCATAGCCGTTGACATAATCGGCTCGTTGCCCCACGGTACCGGGTCGCGGCCCTGTTGTTCGCGCTCCTCATTGATACTGCTATATCCGTCCTTGATGTTCTCCGCGCGTTCTTCCAATTTCGCTTCCATGTTCTCAGGCACGCAGTCATCATACGCCAAGAACAGGTTATCGCCATACAGAGGGGTCAAGCGCACGTTCATGGTTTGCTCATGTCGTAGCAGCATCGGTTCAACCGTATCTGCCAAGTGCGAGTAGTTACCCGCTTCCGCATTAGCTAGATTTACGGCATCCGTTGTCAACTTGGACAAAGGCACACCGAACACGGCGGCTATCTCCTCGCGTGACAGTTTCCGCGATTGAAATGGGGCCATATCTCTAGGCGGGAAGCCTAGTGGCTCCAGTTCCATTTCGCCTTCCATCACGTAGGCTTTGCCAGCTTTGCTTGCCCCTCCGAACATCTTCTTGAACTTCCGCTGCAACCGGTTACGTTCCGGCTCGTTAGTGCTACCCGTCAGCTTAATCAGCAAGTCTGGCCGCGCATTGTTATCGAGTAGGCTGTTCTCATACTCGTTATAGCCTTCCATGATGTCGGCGGCTGACTGTGCTGCGGCGTATCGCCCCCTGCCATAGATACGATCAAGCGGGTTCGGATACCGGAAATGAACGATTTCATCTTCAGGATACACAGCCTTGAATTTGCCGTATTTCCAGACATAGCCGGTGATGACGTTCGGCTCGGCTTTGCTTACCAGCACCCGCGTATATTGCGGCAAGAGTGGTATCAGTTGTTCAGGCAAGCCAAGCCCGCCTTTCTGCATGTACCAGTAACCGTTGCCGGTCATCTCAAGCCCAATATGCGTTAACTCCTGCAGGCTGAATTGGTCTTCGATATCGTTGGCCTGCTCGAGCAATGTCAGCAGCGGGTGTTCGGTGATTTCCTCAACCGCGCCGGGGTCGGTGGCCTTCGCGAACCATTTACGCAATGACGCCCGCTCCTGTAGTCGCTTGAGAACAGGAGCAGGCACAATGCGAGTTTGCGCAGACATTCGACTAGAGCGACTGGGTTTCATCACATACAACCGGAGGGGGACTTTCGCGGCGGCGGTAGCGTTGCGGGTAGCGCAAGCGTAAACGTATGAGGTAAACGCCTTCATCATGTCCATGTAAGACTTGTCGCCTCGACGCTTGCTTTCCGGCAGGTCGGCATTCAGGAAATCATTGAATGCATCCTTGTGGCCGAGCAGAGCATGCCATGCATTGCGTATGCGACCCATGTTGCGCCCCTAATCATCGTCGTGTATTCATCGCTTCCCCTTCGTTAAAGTTCTGGACAAATCCCGTATATGGATGCCCGCCATAAACACCACCCCAGACAAGAGCACATGCCAGCGTGGCCCATCAACTGCGCTAATTGCCGCAGCCATTACACCCAGCGTCATGGCGATATTGCCTACGCTGCACATCATCCGCTCAATCATCGCTTCCCCTTCGTTTATGATTATTGCAAATGCCGCTTGACCTGACTTCTGCCATGTCAATAAAGTGCTCCACTGCATGGCCACAGTAATATCTAGGCCACGGCAAATCCCGTTCCTCTTCTGCTTCGGCGTCCGTCGGCTCCTGATTCATGTACGCGCAATTCCAACATCCATCCTGAACGCGGTAACTATCCGGTAGCATCGCCATCACATCCCCCTTCGTTTAGCACGCCCCTACTTCTTGGCTTTCTTCTTAGTCGCCTTCGGCTTGTCCTTCTTGACTTCCGGCACCTTGCTGAACGGCTTCAGGTATTTCGGGTCTGACATTTTCGGTCTCCTTTGAGTTAATGAACTTCGCAGACAACAAAGCCTGCGGTATCGGTTCGGCCAGTATCGCGCTATCCAAGTATCGTTCGACGTAAATCTTGACCACCTCATTGACGTTGATGTCGATTAGCACCCGCTTGACTATTCCCTCCTCAGCGACATTGAACCCGAGCAGCTTGCTAAGCCACGGGTTTAATTCCTCACTACTTCCGGCTATCGCCGCCATCACTTCCCCCCGCCCCCCGCTTATGCGTAATACTTGTCCATCTTCCGAAACAATTCGACCCCTTCACCGTAGCCGAGGTCTTCCAGAATCCCACACATAACGGCATCTGCGTTGATATGCGGCTCCTCTATGTCGCCGTCCTCTGATATCGCCCTCATAATGTCCAAGAATCCTTCCGGTGTGATGCTCGTTAACTTCTTGTCCATCACTTCCCCCTTCGATTGGATTACAATAGAACCCACAAATAATCAAACTAATCACCGCTTTAAGGTAATGTCGATATGAGACCGACTGGTGGTATTCAGTGGTGACACTTGCCTAGGGTGTCATTCAG